TCGTTTGATTTAACATCACTTTATCCAAGTTTAATGATGCAATACAATATAAGTCCTGAAACTTTAATTGAACCTGAAAACTATACCGATGAAATGCGCAGAATCTTATCGAAAGGTGTAACATTAGATAAAATGTTAAAAAAAGAAGTAAATACTGAAGGTTTGGTGACAGCATCATTAACTCCAAATGGACAATTCTTCAGAACCGACATTAAAGGATTTATGCCAAGTTTAATTGAAAAAATGTTTAAAGAAAGGCAAGATGCAAAAAAAATAATGTTAAAGGAAAAACAACAATTGGAGTTAATTCTAATTGAATTAGAAAGAAGAAATCTTAGAGTTGAATAGTCTTTATTTATAAATACTAAAGGTATTAAAATCTAAGGACAAAAAAATGAATTATATAAAACATTATATAAAACTTTGTAGAAAAGCAAAAACTAGAACAGTAATATTTGAAAGACAAGATTATGAAAACCATCATATTTTTCCAGAGTCCATTTACGGAAAAAATAAAAATATTGTTAAGTTAACTTTACGGGAACACTATATTGCACACCACCTTTTATGGAAACTTTTAAAAAAAAGATATGGAACTAATAATCACAAAACAAGAAAAATGGCACAAGCATATCATATGATGGTATTAGGTACTGGTGGCGATAACCACAGAAAAGTTAGTTATACATCTAAACAATTTGCTTCAGCTAAACTAGCAATACATGAAGCTAAAAAAGGAAAAATAAGAAATGATATGTTTGGAAAAAAATATTTTGGAGCTTCTGAGGAGTCAATAAAAAATGGTATTGAAAAAATGCGAGTTAAAAAAACAGGAATGAAAATAATAAATTATCCTAAAAATAGAAAATCATCTCCTTGTTCAACTGAAAAAACCAAAAAAATTAGTGAATCTAGGTTGAAAACAAAAGAAAAGTATATTAATATGAGTGATATAGAATTTAACGAATGGTTAAAAAAACAGAAACCGTTCAGAAAAGATGGTAAAAGGAATCCTAATCTTACAAGAGCTTTAGTATATAGAAACAATGATGTAGAATTATATTATGGAAAATTAAATAATGGATTATAAAAATTTATCCGATACTGAATTAATTGAAATGTATCATAATCTAAAGAAATCTATATCAAAAAATAATAATATACAATTAGCAAAAAAACTCGGATTAAATTCTCTTTACGGAGCATGCGGCTCTCAGTATTTCCGCTTTTATGACCTCCGTATGGCTCTTGGTGTTACTACTGCAGGCCAGTTGTCAATTCGTTGGATAGAAGCAAAATTAAACCAATACATGAATAAGGTATTAGAAACAAAAGATGTTGACTACGTTATTGCGAGTGATACTGATTCGATTTATCTTCGTCTTGGAGAATTGGTTAATCGTGTCTACAACAAGGGAATACCTAATACAAACGATGTTATCAAATTTATGGATAAAGTTTGTAATGATAAGTTGCAACCGTATATTGATAAGTGTTATCAAGAACTTGCTGATTATGTTAAGGCACCTACGCAGAAAATGCAGATGAAACGTGAAGGCTTGTCTGATAAAGGAATATGGACGGCAAAGAAACGATACATTCTCAACGTATACAATAATGAAGGTGTGCAGTATAAAGAACCAGAAATGAAAGTAATGGGTCTTGAGATGGTAAAATCATCTACACCATATGTTATTCGTGAAAAAATGAAGCAAGCAATTCGCATTATGATATCTGGTACAGAAAATGATATGCATAACTTTATTGCTAATTTTAAAGATGAATTTAAAAATTTACCACCAGAAGAAATATCTTCACCAAGAGGTTGTAACGGCTTAGCTAAATATACAGATGCTACATCATTATATAAATTGAGTACTCCGATTCATGTAAAGGGTGCCATACTGTATAATCATTATTTGAAACAAATGGATTTAACTAAAAAATATCCATTGATTCAAGAAGGTGAGAAGTTGAAGTACAGTTATTTGAAAATGCCAAATCCGTTTAAAGATACCGTGATTTCATTTCCGGCAAGATTGCCTAAAGAATTTGACATACACAAATATATTGATTATGATATGCAATTTGACAAATGTTTTGTAGAGCCTATTAAAGTTATCCTTGATTGTATTCAATGGAAAACTGAGAAGGTAAGTTCGCTTGAAGATTTTTTTAATTAAAGGAATATTATGAGTATATTAGACAAAATCAAAAAGAATACCAGCATCAAAGAGTCTGCTATTCTATCTAAATCAAAGTTCTTCACAAGTAAGGACATGATTCCAACACCAGTACCAATTATCAATGTGGCCTTATCTGGTCAACTTGACGGTGGTTTAACACCAGGTCTTACAATGTGGGCAGGACCATCAAAACACTTTAAGACTGCCTTTTCACTTTTGATGGCAAAATCTTATTTGGAGAAATACGAAGATGCGGCTCTTTTATTTTATGATTCTGAGTTTGGTACACCTCAGTCCTATTTCGATTCTTTTGGAATTGATACTGATAGGGTGCTTCATACTCCTCTTACTGACATTGAACAATTAAAATCAGATATAATGCAACAGATTTCTAATGTTGAAAGAGGAGATAGATTAATTATTGTGATTGATTCAATTGGTAATCTTGCTTCAAAGAAAGAAGTTGATGATGCACTTGAAGGTAAATCAGTTGCTGATATGACAAGAGCTAAAGCGGTCAAGTCATTGTTCAGAATGGTTACACCACATTTATCTCTTAAAGATATTCCAATGATTGTTGTTAATCATACTTACAAAGAAATTGGAATGTTCCCTAAAGATATCGTTGGTGGTGGTACAGGTTCTTATTATTCTGCTGATAATATTTTCATTATTGGTCGTCAGCAAGAAAAAGAAGGTACTGAAGTTGTAGGTTATAATTTTATTATTAATGTGGAGAAATCAAGATATGTTCGTGAAAAATCTAAAATCCCTGTTACCGTATCTCATAATGGTGGTATCAGCCGTTGGTCTGGTCTGCTTGATATCGCTCTTGAATCCGGACACGTTATCAAGCCAACGAACGGATGGTATTCTAAGGTCAACCAAGATACTGGTGAAATAGAAGATAAGAAATATCGTATCAAAGAAACTGATACAAAAGACTTTTGGATGCCTATTATTACAAGCCAAAGTTTCCGTGATTATGTCCAAGGCAAATATCAAATTGCTACAGGAGATATTTTACATGAAGAAGTAGAGGAGATGGTAGATGATTGAAGGTATTGATTATTGTTTTATTTACCCTAAGAATGATAAAGAAACGGTTAATATCAAACTCTTAGAAGGTGAATATAAAGATACTATTTTTAAATATGGTAAGGTTAAATTTGAGGAAAAGAATGATGAAATGCATTTACTTTTCGCCTATGATGTGTTAGAATCTACCATAGACAAGCCTAGAAAGCTTGAAAAGAATGAAGATTTTAAAAACTACATTGGCAACTTATTGGTCGAACTTATGTCGGCAAACATTGAAACGGAAATAGTAGATGAAACTGGAACAAGCGATACTGAAACACCTGATTTATAATGAGGACTATTTAAGAAAAGTATTACCATTCATAAAAGAAGATTATTTCTCTGACAGGACAGAGAGGACACTATTCAATGAAATTACACAATTCACGCAAACTTATAATAATGCGCCGGAGATTACAGCACTTAGTATTGCCGTCAAGGAAAAGAATCATCTTACAGATGAAGAAGTTCAGAAGTGTGAGGACTATCTCCAAGAAATGTCAAAAGATAGCGACTCAAAAGCCGAGATTCAATGGCTTGTTGACAAAACCGAGAAGTGGTGTCAAGAGAAGGCCATATACAATGCAGTATTGGGGTCTATTTCTATTCTCGATGGCAAAGACAAAACAAAAGACAAGGGTTCGATTCCCAAAATATTATCGGATGCTCTAGCAATAAGCTTCGATACAACCGTAGGACATGATTACTTAGAGGACTCAGATGAACGATACGACTTTTATCACCGTAGGGAAGAAAGAATTCCCTTTGATTTGGACTGTTTTAACAAAATCACAAAAGGTGGACTCCCAGCGAAAACGCTTAATATTGCTTTGGCTGGCACGGGAGTTGGTAAATCTCTCTTTATGTGCCATGTGGCTGCAGGATGTATGGTACAAGGCAAAAATGTTTTGTACATCACCATGGAGATGGCTGAAGAAAAGATTGCTGAAAGAATAGATGCTAACCTTCTCAACGTAACACTTGATGATTTGATGGGTTTACCAAAAGATTTGTATGATAAGAAAGTTGCTCGTGTTCGTGAAAAATGTACGGGTAAATTAATCATTAAAGAATATCCAACTGCTTCGGCTTCAACTATACACTTTAGAACATTACTCAATGAACTTAATCTTAAAAAGTCTTTCGTACCTGATATTATCTTTGTTGATTATCTTAATATCTGTTGTTCATCTCGTATTAAAGCAGGCGCAAATATTAACTCCTACACATATGTCAAGTCAATTGCTGAAGAACTCAGAGGCCTTGCTGTTGAGTATAATGTACCTATCGTTAGTGCCACACAGACCACTCGTTCAGGATTTACATCAAGCGATCCTGGTCTTGAAGATACCTCAGAATCATTTGGATTGCCAGCCACCGCAGACTTGATGTTTGCTTTGATTACGAGTGAAGATTTAGAAGCACTTGGTCAAATTATGGTCAAACAATTAAAGAATCGTTACAATGACCCAACATATTACAAAAGATTTACTGTTGGTGTTGACCGTGCTAAAATGAAGTTATATGATATCGAACAATCATCAGAGATACATATTACAGATGCTGGCCATAAAGATAAACCATTAAACACTTTTGGTACTAAAGAAAAGAAATTTGAAGGCTTTAAAGTATGATATTAACTAGAGATGATGCACTTCATTGTGCTAAAGTGTTTGCTGATTATTTTAGTAATACGGCAAACATTGAGCAATACATGAGAGAAGAAAAATTGAAATCGGTGGCTGAAATACCGTTTTCATTATTTCCACCTGAAGATGATTTGTTTTCAGATTTTACAATGCACCCAAAAGATATGGATATAGAAGTGTGTGAAATACCAAATGATACTTGGGAAACATTACTTGCGATTACATCATCTCATGTCAATAAAGCACCAGTTGGAAGAAATATACAACTGGCAGTCAGAGAAAGAAACTCAGGAAAGATTCTAGGATTCATTCGATTAGGTTCACCTGTTATCTATATGAAACCAAGAAATGAAATGCTTGGACAAGTTTGGATACAGAATGAAGATACTGCTAAACGATTCAATCATTCTACAATTATGGGTTTTGTAATTGTACCAAGTCAGCCATTTGGCTTTAATTATCTTGGTGGTAAATTACTAGCAGCCATTTGCACATCACATACCGTTAGAGAAATTGTAAACAAAAAATATGGTATGAATTTATGTTTATTTGAAACTACCAGTTTGTATGGTTCAACTAAAGCAGTATCTCAATATGATGGTATGAAACCATATATTCGATATAAAGGTTTAACTGATTCTGATATGATACCGATGATTAACGGTAAGACATATACCGATTTAAAAGAATTTGTTGAGAGTAGAATTGGTGGAGATATTCTAGGAACTGATGAATCAACTACAAGTAGAAAGCTAAGGACCTTTACTAAGATAGTAGCTTTAACTAAAACAGCACTTAAAGGTACTTCTGAAGGGGAGGCATTCTTGTTAACGATTGAGAACGCCAAAAAGTTGACAGAGAAAAAAAGATATTATGTATCAGATTATGGTTTTAGTAACATAGTAGATGTGCTTGGTTGTAAGACCGACCAATTGGTAAAAGGCGAAAACTATGATAAACATGAATTGGTAAACATTGTTGAATGGTGGCGGAATAAAGCTATAAATAGATATGAAACTCTTAAATCAGAGGGTCGACTGAGAACAGAACTTGAAGTATGGACTTCAGGTAAAGACATACAAATTATTAGGTGATTATATGAGTGCAACGGTGATTATACCAACTACTGGTTCGCCAGAGTTAAGAGATGCGATTGAATCTGTTTTGAATCAATCATACAAAGATACTATCTGTTATGTTGTGGTTGACGGAGAACAAGCATTAGAAAAATCAATTGAAATAAAATGTAAATTTGATGATGATAGATTAGTGATGGCTACTCTACCAATTAATGTGGGAGCCAAAGGTTTCTATGGCCATCGTGTGTATGCTGCTTTTACACATTTAGTCAATACTGATTATGTTATGTACCTTGACCAAGACAATTGGTTATATCAATCTCACGTAGCAAAATGTATTGAAACAATCGAAAATAGAAATCTTGATTGGTGTTATTCTCTCCGTAAAATTCATAAAAAGAATGGTGATTTTGCTTGTTTCGATGATTGTGAATCGTTAGGTAAATGGACAACATATCATGGAATACATCACATAGATACTAATACATACTTCATCAAAACAGATGTTGCAACTAAAATAGCATCTGTATGGCATGGTGGTTGGGGCCAAGATAGAGTATTTTTACAAGCAATAACTCAACACTTTCCTAAATGGGATTGTACAAATGAATACACGGTGAGTTATCGTGTTGATGGCGGTAAAGGTTCTGTTAGTGAAGAATTTTTTATCAATGGTAATGCAGTAATGAATGAAAAATATGATGGAGTTTTCCCATGGCGAAAAAAAATCTAATTATCGGTGGTTATACAAACTACGGTATCAATCAATTAAAACCTTGGGTATTATCAGCATTAGAAGTTGCTGACGATAATACAGATGTTGTTTTAATTGCCGGCAGTACATCAAAAGAAACAGTACAATGGTTAACACAACAAGGCGTTGTTGTTATACCTATGATACAAGTACAAAATGTACCTATTCATGTACTACGATTCTTGTCAATTTATGACTTCTTATGTGGTCATTGGCAAACATATAACTATGTTGTTACCACAGATGTAAAAGATGTTTATTTCCAAGCAAATCCATTTGAAGATATTAAACGATTGTGTGAAATGGGATATAAACTCATTATTGCTTCGGAAGGTTTAAAATATAAAGACGAACCTTGGGGCAATGAAAATTTACATCAAGCTTACGGACAATATGTTTATGACCAATTCAAAGAAAATGAAATCTTTAATGTTGGAACATTTGGTGGTACATCCGAATATGTGAAAGATATGGTGTTCAACATTTTCACGAATGCAACAAACAGGCCTATTCCTATTGTTGACCAAGCAGTATTCAATGTATTAATCAATACACAACCTTTCAAAGAAGTTGTTGCCAAAACAATTGATTGGGCTGCTGAGTTGGGTACAATTATGGATCCATCAAAAATAGAACAATTTAGACCAAATTTATTATACAGAGAACCTACATTTGAAGATAGTTTAGTGAAATATGGAAATGTATGTTACCCAATCGTACATCAATATGATAGAGTACCAGTTTTGAAGAAGTTTGTCCAAGAGAAATACGGACAAGAAGATGAATCACAATATTTTATTTACAGGACTTAAAAATGAACTTTGAACAATTATACCAAGACGCTTGTGCAAAAGATACAGACATTCATGAGCATTTACCATTATTATCGCAATTAACATCTGAATGTAAACACGTTACTGAATTGGGTGTTGGTCATGCACAAAGCACACTTGCTTTCCTAAGACATGATATTGAATTACATAGTTATGAATATAGACCACATGATTATATTCCAAAATTATTTGAAGATTTTAGAAATGCTGGTCGTAATGTAACATTACATATTGATGATACAAGAGCTGTAGAAATTGCACCAACAGATTTCTTATTTGTTGATAGTTTACATATCTACGAACAAGTAAAGGTTGAATTACAGTTACATGCCAATAAAGCAAGAAAGTATATTGGTTTCCATGACACAACAACTTATGCTACAAACGGAGAATTTGGTGGCAGAGGTATTTGGCCTGCTATTCAAGAGTTTATAGATTCTCATCCTGAATGGCAATTGATTGAAAGACTTATCAATAATAATGGTTTGACAATTCTAAAGAGAGTTCATGGATAAAAATAAAATTGCCATTCTTATTACAACTTATTGTGATAATGAAATACGTCATTTTATGACCGAAACAATTTGTGAGAAGTTAAGTAAATCCGGTTACCATATCTGCCTAACTAGCCATACTTTGGTAACAGAAAAAGCATTAAAGTATTGTGATAGCTTTCTTTATGATGCCGATAATTCAACTTTAGTTGACGGTAGAAATACCATGACTAATAATACTCCTGCCGAAACTACTTGCATGAACATGGGGTTAGATTATCTACAATCAAAAGGATTTACTCATGTATTTAAAACAAATTATGATGTAAATCCTAGTATTGATATTAACAAAATTATTGAAACACACGCTTCTAAAAATAAAAAATTGGTGGCAACAACCAATGGTGATGAGTGTGCTATGTTATCTTACTTTGGTGAAATTAGTTTTATCAAAGAAACATGGAACTTTGATATGTTAAGAAAATATGGCTTTGATAATATTGCAGAGATGGCATGGAAAAAATATATTAGAGAAAAAGGTTGGTTAGATGATGTTTGTATGGATTATAAAACTGATGGCCAACTTTTACTTATCGGTGAGCAAAGAGTAAATTTTTACCATGCTGGTGGTATGAATTATTTAAATGAATATAAAACAAAAATATAATGTATATTAATAAACAAAATTGGAATAAATTATCTGAAGATTTTCTTTCACAAGAACCATTTAATCATGTAGTGATTGATAATTTCTTTACTAAAGAATTTGCAGAAGAAATTGTTAAAGATTTACCATCCGATTACGAGAAAAATGTTGATGGCAAATATGATAATGCGATTGAAAAGAAAAGAACTATTCAGAATTGGTTAAAACTTGATAAGAATGTTTATAAAGCAATATTTCATTTGCTTGATTTTGAATTTGTAAATAATCTTAGAACACTAACTAAACAAAAACAATTAGTTGCTGATTATGGTTTACACGGAGGTGGTGTGCACATGCACCAAGCAGGTGATTATTTGAATGTTCATTTTGATTATGATATTCATCCTAAATTAGACATGAAACGCAAACTCAATTTAATTGTATACATGAATCCTAATTGGCAAGAATCTTGGGGTGGTAATTTGGGTTTATGGTCACATGATGAAGAAACACAACAACCAAAAGAACTTATCAAATCAATACCTCCACTTTTTAATCGAGCAGTCATATTTGATACTACACAAAATTCTTGGCATGGAGTAACCGAAGGTATATTTTCACCTGAGGGACAATACAGAAAAAGTATTGCTACTTATTATTTAATACCAACGGATGATGTAAAAAATAAAAGACAAAAAGCTTTATTTGTACCAAGAGCAGAACAAAAAGATAATGAAGAAGTTAAAGAGTTAATCAAAAAAAGGTCAGGATATTAAAATGTCACATCCACAACAAAGAGAATTTTTACAATCAGTTAAAAATAATTTTTCTGGTTATTTTAATGGCAAAAAAGTATTAGAAGTTGGAAGTCTAAACATTAATGGATCCGCAAGAGATTTTTTCTCTAATTGTGATTACGTTGGAATTGATGTAGGACCAGGAAATGGTGTTGATATTGTTTGCCAAGGTCAAGACTTTGATGCACCAAATGAAACATTCGATACAATTATTTCATGTGAGTGTTTTGAACATAATCCAGAATGGGTTGCAACATTTACTAATATGCACAGAATGTGTAAGACTGACGGATTGATTATAATGACTTGTGCAACTGGTGCTAGATTAGAACATGGTACAAGTAGGTCGGATCCAGATGCATCACCATTAACAAGAAATATTGGTTGGGAATATTACAGAAATTTAAGTGAAAAAGATTTTCGTGAACACTTTGATATTGAATCAATGTTTAAAAAGTTTCAATTTAGTTTAGGTTGGTTTAGTGGTACAGAACCTATGGATTTATATTTTTATGGAATAAAAGCATGATATCATTTTTTCATATTGCTTCGGTTTATCCGAAATCTACAGAAGTTGCTATTCAAAATGTCAGGTTACACCATCCTGATAGTTATTATTTTTTAGCTGTTGATGGAAATAGACCAGAATATCTTAATATTGCCGAACAATATAATTGTGATTGTGTAATCTATGAAAATCGCCTTGGTGGTACTTTTGGTGAATATGGATGGACACTTGAGAATGTTCTTCAATTTTTAGAAAGATTTAAAGAAGCTTGTCAACGATGCAACACATCACATATTATTATGATGGAAGATGATGTATTAATTACCAGACCAATTACGGTAGAAGCAACTTGGGAACACGCTTGTGCTGATACAAAAATTGGTAATATTATACCGGAAGAAATACATGATTTAATTGAAAAGTTTTGTGGTAAAAGACCTACATTTAAACAGTATGGTGCTGGTGGCGGTTCAATATTTAATGTCTTGACATTTTTAGAAAATTATGATAAAATAACTAAGTATCTTGAAGAAATTTATAAATTACATAATCAATATCCACCTTTAGGTTATGTTGATTGTTTGATGAATGTTTATTATTATCTTTGTGGAAAAGATTATTCGGTAAATCCACATAGAACTGATACACATAACCATAAACCTGGATTTGATTATGAATCGTTTATAAGTAACCAATCAAGCGATATACAAATTATTAACAATTATAAAAAATATTATTATGAATGAAATTACTATTGTAACAGCCTTCTTTGATATTGGTCGTGGTGATTGGACTCCAGACAAAGGTCTACCACATTATTTACAGAGAACTAATCAAACTTATCTACAAAGATTTGGTAATATGAGCACAATCAAAAATAAAATGATTGTGTATACCGAAGAAAGATTTGTTGAAGATATTAAATTTTATCGTAAAGATAATCCAACCGAAATTCTTGTAGTTGATTTTCAAAATTCATTTGAAAAACTCCGTGAAAAAGTTTCTACGGTTCAAAAGAATCCAGAATATCAAGCGAAAATAAATCCCATGCAAGTACGCAATCCAGAATATTGGAATGCTGATTATGTTGTAGTAAATGCTTTAAAATCCACTTTTGTTTCTAAAGCTATTGAACTAGGTCATGCTGTAACTGACTTGGTTGCTTGGCTTGACTTTGGTTATTGCCGTGATGAATCTACACTTAATGGTGTAGAACTTTGGCAATATCCGTTTAATAAAGAAAAAATTCATTTGTTTAACATCAAAGAATGGAAAGAAGGAACAATTATTCAAGATGTTATTGCTAATAATGATGTCCATATTACTGGCCCGTGTATTGTTGCTGGCAGAGAAATGTGGTCAAAATTAGAATATCTTGTTCACCATTCTATTGAAGAAATGGTTAAGAACGATTTAATTGATGATGACCAAACTATGTTATTGATGTCATATCTGTTTGCACCAAATATATTTGAATTACATCCAGTATCTCCAGATAACTGGTTTGTTGCTTTTAAGGAATATAATGAAAATACAAATTGATTGTACGGCCAATCTTGGTGATTTTTGTAATGCTTTACCAGTAATTTCTGGCATTTCAAAATATGTTAATGAAAAAATTGATATTATTATTCGACCAGAAATGCGTAAGTTCAATGGCATTAAAGAATTTTTACTATATCAGCCAATGTTTAATTCAGTTGAATTTGCTGATGAAGTATTTACCTATGGTGATATTATGAAGCTTAGTTCATGGACTCGCATGGACCAAGAGAATGAAAATCGACCTATTGAAACTTGTCGTTATGAGAATTGGGTGAATGATAATTACAGAATGTTGTTTGAAGTGGATGATGATTTTGAGATACAGGTTGGACCAATGCCTTTTACTTTAAGTGATATTATGAGTAAAACTGTCATTGGTGACCGATGGAATCATGAAACGATTGATACACGAAGAAATACCAATATAGTTGAACATGGGGTAAAACCAGACCCATTAAAAGTAATCTATCTCGACTATTCAAAACCAATTATGGAAAATTTGAATATTATTAAAAATAATCCTAATCCTTTTATTACTACGTTTACAGGTATTGGTATTATTGCTGATTTAATGAATAAAGAAACTATTGTTTGCTGGGACGAAGATATGAGAATGTGGGATGGTCAACCTGTTGAGTTTGACTTCAAGCGACACTATTATGGTAATCGCAAATCAAAATTAGTTTATGTTAAGGATTTAGTAATATGATTTATAATATTCGTAAAGGTGTTTTTGGTAATTGTATTCGCAACGGAGATTTAATTGCAGTTGCTAATGTAGTTGAACATCTAAGAAAAGTTAATGATGATAAAATTAGATTTTGGATTGATCCTGCGGCACTAAGTCAAGAAAAATATGTACAAAATTTTCATACTTGGATGATTGGAATGACCGATTATTTTTCTGCTTTTGAAGGAAATCAAGATTTACCTTGGAAAAATGTCAATCTGTGGGATTTTCGTGATATCATTGGAGATTTGGTAAAAATACCAAACCATCAAAAACCAGAATTCAAAATTGTTGTATGTCCAGTCTTAGATGCTCCGTACAATACATACAGAAATTGGCCTAAGCCAGTTTTTGAAAAAATATTAAAAATATGTGAACAAGGATATCCGAATAACTTTGAAAGAGTTCTTTGTGTATCACCTAATGTTGATTTAACTGATTATGATACATCTAGATGGCAAGTCAGTACCAATTTTATAGAAAATCTTCACCACATTATGAATACACAGGTTTTTATAGGTGGTGATACCGGTACATCTCATTTTGCATGGGCTCTTGATACTGGACCTAAAGAGCTTATCTATTATAACTCTAGTCGAGGTTTAGTACACACATTACCTTTCTATTTGTTGAAGGGTAAAGGTGAAATGCGAACTTATTGGCTGGATTTCGAAGGAACTAAATTTTAAACCGAACATTTTTAGCCCTATGTATCGAAGCCAACATTTATACAGTTATATTATCAAATTTTAAAAGTTGTATAAATAAGGTGTACGGCAACCAAAGTGTGTTGCAAATCTGTAAGGAAATCAATGTTATCGTTTAAAACTTTTTTAAAAGAAGAAACCGAAGAAGGTTCAAAACTTAAGCATATACATCATGCTGAAGATAGACCTCTATTTCACGGTAAAAAAGGATTTGAACACGCCAAAGGCGCACTAAACCAAGCTCATGAACATATGAAGTCTGGTGGAGATAGTTCTGCTTTAACAATGAAATATGATGGTTCTCCTGCAGTAGTATTTGGACACCATCCAGAAAATGGTAAATTCTTTGTAGCTTCAAAATCTGCTTTTAACAAAAATCCAAAGATTAATTATACACACGCAGATATCGTAAAAAACCATGGTCATGCGCCAGGATTGGTAGAAAAACTCCACGCAGCATTAAATCACCTCAAAAAAGTTGCACCAAAAACTGGCGTATATCAAGGTGATATTATGCACTCTGGTACTGATTTAAAAAATGAGAAGAATGGTAAAGTATCATTTACACCTAACACAATTAAATATACCGCATCTGGAGATGAAGCTGATAGAATCAAAAAATCTAAAATTGGTATAGTAACTCACACACAATATCACGGTAAAGATATTACCTCGATGAAAGCTGATTCTCATCCAGACTTACACAATTTCAAACAACATCCTGATGTTTGGCAAAAATCACCTAATCACGACACAAAACAAATTCATTATTCTGAAAAAGACCAAGCTGAGTTTCATAAACATATGGATGCGGCTGAAAAAATACACAAAGAACATGGTAAAACCATGTATAAGTCCACAGAACCTCATCAAGGTGAATCCGGACACTTAGCAACCTATATAAATCATACAGTTAGAACAGGTGAAACACCGTCAGCTGAGGGTTTAAAAGCTCACATTACTGATAAGTATAAAAAAATATCCAGTAAGTTAAAAACTCCAGCAGCACAAGCTCGTAAAAATACTGAGTTATCTGCACACATAAAACACATAGATGCACACAAGAAAGACTATGATAATTTGTTAAAAATGCACCATCATTTACAACAAGCTAAAAATATTTTAGTTAAAAATTTGGAACAACATGAAGGTGGTTTGGAACATCATATAGATAGTAAGAGAACTGGTCCTGAGGGTTTTGTAGTGAATCATGCAGGTGAACCAACAAAATTAGTCAACCGTGCCGAGTTTGCTCGTGCCAATTTATTAAAGGTAAGAAAATGACAACAATACAAGAAATGATTTATCGTGAAAGGGCAGGATTACTAAAAGAAAATTTTGGCGATGACCATGATTTTAGTTCTTTAAAACCACATCATTCTTATACAACAAAAGATGGTCACCAAGTTGATGTTCATATCTTCAATAATCCTAATGGTAAACATGCTATTTTTTATAATAAAAATTTGAATGGTATAACAAAATTGGTTCATTGGGAACATAATGCTGAACATCCGACTAAAGATGAATTGGAAAAAGCTGGGCACGAAGAATTTGAAGAAGAAAATACACGTTTAAATGAAGAAAAAAAAGAATTAGGACTTTTAGGTGATACTGGAGGAAAAGTAACAGAACACTCAGCAATTATACACTTAATTCATCATATGCACACACAACATGGAACATATGGTTCAGTAGAGCATAAAAAAGATTTGGCGCCGCACGAAAAAGCTCTAAAAGATATGAAGAGCAAATATGTTACAAATAAAACACAAGAAAAAGAATTTAGAGTTAGACAAGCTCACGGTAAAGCAGCAGCAAGTTCGATGATAGAATCATTGAAACAAAAACATGGACCACACGTTAGAATTGCTGCAGTTGGTCATACAGCAAAAGAAGGCGACATTGGAAGATTTACTAATGGCAAACATAATGATACTCAAGATAATCCGTCGGATGTTACAGTAAAAACTTATGTACCAGGTCATTTAAAAGAAGAATTTGGTGCCGGACACGAGCATAGTTATGAAGGATTTTCATTAAAATCATCTAAATCTTCAAAAAGAATAACAACTAAAAATCCTGCAATACATTTAGATGGTATGTTGGACCATTCAACTAGAAAATTAAATACAGAAAAAATTGCAAGAGATGGATTGAAAAAAGTTCACCATGAAATGGGTCACGGCGATAAGTCTGCTGCTGAAAGGGGAAGATATATCGAGGCTGTCAGAAAGAAAGAAGGTGTACCAAATCGTTCTTCTGTTGAAGAAAAAGCAAGTAAATTAGCTCAACCTGTACATAAAGCAACAGCTGAAGAATTACATGACCACATACATCATTTATTACACAATACCGGAGATGAAGGACATAGAATGGTTGGTCGTATGTTGAAAAAACATTTAACACCACATACTGGAATGCCTTGGTCTAAAGTTCATGTGATGGGTAATGAAGAACATAAAGTTAAAGCTTCAGTTACTCCAGGAAGTGAACATCCTTTAAATAAAGTTTTTAATAGTAAAAAAACAAAATACGCAGTATCAAGAAGTGGTGCTACTGTAACTTTACACAAAGTTGAAAAAGATGGTTCACATACTGCATTAGCACATTATAGACCAAAAACAAACAGTAATGCTTTAAAATCTGATACTTCAAACTATACTGTAACTCCAGCGTACTCACACTAATGAAATCATTTTTAGAAATACTTGAAGAAGCAGAAAAGAGTGCCAAACCGGTGGTGATGGCGTTTGGCCGCATGAATCCTCCAACAACTGGTCATTTAAAACTTATTGATAAAGTAAAATCCACAGCTGAAAAACTTGGAGCTAAACACACCGTTGTAGTTTCACATTCACAAGATTCTAAGAAAAATCCTTTATCTGGCGAACAGAAGATTAAACACCTAAAACGTTATTCTTCTGGTACCAATTTTCAATCTTCATCTAGTCAACATCCAACAATATTGCACCATGCTGCAAAATTACATGGAATGGGACATGACGAACTTCATGTTATTGCTGGGTCTGACCGTGTTAAAGAAATGGAACATCTATTACACAAATATAATGGTGTAAAAGGTAAACATGGTTATTATAATTTTAAAAAAATAAGAGTACATTCTGCTGGTCACCGTGATCCTGATGCTGAAGGTGCAGAAGGTATGTCTGGTACTAAAATGAGAGAGCATGCAAAGAATAATGACTTTTCTTCATTCCGTCAAGGCGTACCACATCATGTTTCCGCTGAACACGCAAAAGAGTTAATGCATGATGTTCGTAAAGGTATGGGATTAAACGAATCTTATAATCGTGGTATGTTCAAAGCTATTTTTATTACTGGTGGGCCAGGTTCTGGTAAAGATGTTATTATTCGTGAAGCCATTGCTTCTGAGAAAGCAACCGAATTAAATTTCACACAAGTTCTTGATATTCTTAATGATAAACATAAACTTGCAATGAAATCAATGAATCCAAAATTTGAATCAGTTCGAACCAGAAATCCACTTATTATTAATGGCCCAGCAGATGATTTAGAAAAGATTAATCATATCAAAGAAGAATTAGAAGAAATCGGTTATTCTACCATGATGATTTTTGTTAATACCGATAATAAAACCAGTCAAGAAAGAAATTCTTCATTGTCTAGAGTTATGGTAGAATCAATTAGACAAGAAAAATGGTGTAAATCTCAAGAAAATACTAAATATTTCACCGAGTTATTTAATAATTTTATCAATTTTGATAATACAGGAAATTTAGATAATAAAGAAGAAGATATAACTGAAATATATCAAACTACTCAAAATTTCTTGGATTCTACGAAAGTAGATATGGTAGTTGATAATTGGCTAAGTAAAACCATTAAGGAAGAAAATGTTAAGAAAACTAATGCAAAAGCTATTCAGCTTAAAACCGTTGGAAAATACAACCCGAGTTTTAGAGCAAAAGGACCAGCCGATATCAAAAGAGATAACTCCGGTTCCCTTGTCTACGGAAAAGACCAAATCTCAGGAGATACCGGTCCAAGAAAAGACCCTAACGGTAGAGGACACTCCGGTGGAGCATGGTCAGGCGTCTACAATACCAGTTATAACACCGAAGAAAAAGGTCCAACCATCAAATTCAACCCGCCGGCCAAAGAACCAAACTTCAACTACGACAAAGACAAGCTCAAAAAGCAAAAAAAAGGCGATAAAAGTTTAAGTGCAGGACGTGTAGCTAGACCGGATGGTGTTACACCAACATACGATACAAGAGCGGGTGGCCAAGGTGCTGCAGCAGGCGCCGGACTTGGCAACCAAACATACAGCGAAACAGTAGATTATAACAATGATGACGTATCTAATTTTAGTGCTCAGAGTGGTTCAGTTCAAGCGAATCCTCTAAGCTCAGCTTATGAACAAAAGAAGTCATTTGATAGATTTAGAAAGAAGATTAAAAAAGAAGCAATAGATAGTCCAGGTGAAGTAGCAATGGGTGTCGGAGGTACTTTAATGGGTGGTAGTAATAAAGAGCCTATGGAAACATATGCTGACCGTAAAATTGGTATAGAAGTAGATAAAAAGAAGAAGAAAAAATGAAAAATTTTAAGCAATTTTTAGATGAAAAAGGCAGATGCTGGACAGGATACAAACCAGTTCCTGGTAAAAAACCATATTCAAAAGGATCTTGTAAAGAAGAAGAAGTTGAATTGGATGAAGGTGCTAACGTGTCTTATAATGCTACGGTTTCACATCCTCATTTTGGTGAAAAAAAACATGAAGTTGAATATTCTGCTCTATCATCACACCATGCTGTTGAAGAACTCCAAAAGAAAGGTTTTACAGTTCATAAAATAAGACCTACTTACCAACAAACAAATAATGAAGAAGTTGAATTGGATGAAATGGATAAAAGTCAAAAATCACAGGAACGCCACGGTGATTATCCTCTTGGTGTTAAAAATAAAGATGCAAATATGGTTAAACCAATTACTTCAAAAAAAGTAAAGAAAGATACCTTGAAATTATTAAACAAGGCGTTTAATAAAGAAGAAGTTGAATTGGACGAAAGGTCAGATTATGCTAGTAGACATCCAATAACAAAAGGTATTATTGGTGGTCGTGATAAAGGTGCTGAGTTATTTGGGGGTAAAAAACAATATGACACTTTAGCAAATAGAAGAAAACCTGGACATGAAGTTGCTCATGCTAAAGCATTAGGCCACCAAGGCGGAGACGAAAAAGAACAACAAGCTAAACTTAAAGCTGCATTAAAATCTAAAAATGAAGAAGTTGAATTCTACGAAGAATATGATACTGAAGAATTGTTTGATATCTTAGAAGAAGTTGTTGATGGTATTGCTGAAGAAAGCAATATTGATCCAGATATTCTTTGGGAAAATTTAGAAGATGTTACAGACGAAGAATTATTTGAAACTGCCGCTTGGCGTAGAAAAGAAGGTAAGAGTGCTACTGGTGGATTAAACCGTAAAGGCATTATGTCTTATCGTAGAGAAAATCCAGGTTCTAAATTAAAGATGGCCGTTACAGGCAAAGTAAAACCTGGTAGTAAAGCTGCCAAGCGTAGAAAATCATTTTGTGCTAGAATGTCTGGCATGAAAGGTCCAATGAAGAAACCTAATGGTAAACCAACAAGAAAAGCACTAGCATTACGCAAGTGGAAATGCAGATAAAATAGGAGAAAAAAATGTTTGCAAAAAATAAAGTATCACAATCAATGATTGATGCGGTTAATTCTGTATTAAATGAAGAAAAGAAAGAATTGTTGCTTGAACCAAAGAAAAAAGAAATAGATGAAACAGGCTTTCATAAAGCTGCTCATGCTGCTCGTAAATCTGGCCAATCTCATTTTGAGTTCCAAGGTAAAAAATATCCTGTTACTGTTAAATCCTACAAAGAAGCCATTGAAATGGATGAAGCTGCTGAGAAAGTACCTACTGCTACCGGCATGAAAGTATATGGTTCAAGTTATGGCAATTCGATGAAAGCTCGCAAAGACCAGTTGAAATCTCCTGTTGATGATGTTAAAAAAGGTCCAACAGAAAAAAATATTAATAATAAAAGCTCTACAGGTGTACAATATCACCACAGCGTAAAAGAAGATGGTGATTGTGTTACTGAACCACAAGCAAAAAAGATTGCTAAAAAAGAAGTTAGTCACCATAATATAACAATGCACAAAGGCCAAAAGAATACTGTTAAAGAAGGTACTTTTGCTTCTAAGTTATTAGCTATGACCGAAGCTAAAGGTCCTTTGGCTGGTGCTCCTGAAGAATTTACCGACAATAATCTTGGTGAAGAAGAAATGACTGACGCTCAAATGAAGAAGCGTGAAAAGATTGTCATGTCAATGAAAAAAGGTATGGCAGGTTTCAAACAGCGTTACGGTAAAAATTGGAAGAATGTAATGTATGCTACTGCTACAAAACAAGCGATGAAAGAAGATTCTTCTGATACATGGAACGGTTCATACGATTTTGTAATTAGTGAACAAGAAGTTGAAATTGAAGAAGGTGATGCAAGTTACAAAAAGAATCCTCCAAGAACAAAAATGGCTGATGTTGTTGACCGTAAAAAGACTGTTAAAGATTTGTTGAAACCTCGTCAATACTTTGGTACAGGTAAAGTAAAAGAAGAAGTTGAATTATCCGAAAAGAATGATTCACATACACATGCTGCTCACTATGAAAACGAAAAGGGTGAATGGAGTGGTATGAAGTTGTTTACTGCTAAAGATGACCAAGATGCAATCAGACAAGCTCATAAAAACTGTGAAAAAGGTTGCCGTTTATCTAAAGTAGAACGTCATATGACAGTTAAAGAAGAATATTTCAATGAGGCTGAAGAAGTTGTTTCAACAGGTAAAAAAGAAACACACTCAACTGATATGTTACGTGGTCGTGTAAGTGGTGTTGCTAAGACAAATTCATTTAAAAATTTTAAATCAGAATTAAAGAGTGGTGGCGGCATGGAAGCTCCAAGTGATATGGAAAAGGGTGAAGATACAAAAGAGAAACAAAAGATTACTACTAATCCAGGTCCTGTAGATATTAAATTTGATGATAAATTGGGTCGCCCAAATCCATATACACACTTTAAAGATGAAAAACATATTACAAGTGAAGAAGTTCGTGGTGAATTAAAGAAGATGCGTGACCATCAAAAAAAAGAGCACAATAAAGAATTATCTCACTTTGAAAAAATGGAAAAAGATGCCTTCAAAAAAGAAGAAGTTGAAGAATTAGATGAAGATTCTGCATTAGACCAATTTCTTTCACAAAAGGGACTTAATACAGTAAATCTTTCAAGAGATAAAAAAATTAGTTATGCTAAATCAAATGAATTCATGAGATGGAAACAAAACCATCAAATGGAAGCAGCTGAAATTCCATTTGAAGGTCCTTATACAAAAAATCCAAAAAATGTAAAAGATAAATCTGGTGCAGTACATACACCAATGAGTCGTGCAAAAGATTTAGCTCGTCAAGCATTTAAAAAACTTAAAAAAGAAACAATGATGGGGAAAATTTCTGGTGGCGTCTAAACTAAAGAAAATTCTCAAAGATGTTGTTAAGAGAAATCCTGAACCGGCCAGAGGTACTAATTATGTGGACCCTGGCCAATTAGGACAATACTCTGCACAGAATCAAGTATCAGAAGATATGACCACAAGTAAAAGAGGTGTAAAGCCTCCTAAAATTCGTGGTAAAGAAGCTGGAGAACCAAGGTCGAGCGATAAAGATTCTCCCACATTACAACACGTGCAAAGAATTAAACAAGCTGAAAAACATTATTTGGTAAAAACGCCGCCTGGAGCTTTAAGAAAATTAAATAAATCAGGCGTAATTAAAAATGCACCAACTGCTTTAAAAACAATAGATAGAACGCAAGGTTCACAAACAACTCAATTGACTCCTGAGGAAACACAAATGAATGAAGCAAAGAAAACAAAAAGAATGTCTGGTGCTGATAGGTGGCGTAAACATTTGAGTGATATAGATAGAGCACACAAAGAATTTATGAAAAGTATTGAACATCTACCACATAAAGACCAAACGCAAGCTATAATGGATAAAATCAAAGCAAATAGAGCGGCTATGCATAATGAAGATATGAATCCAAATTCACCTAAGGCTAATTTTGTTGCTAAAGAATTAAAAGGTGTTAGGAAACGTTCCGATTTTAATACTTTTAAAGAAGGTGGAGATTTAATGGGTGACCCAAAGGCTGCTGAGATATCTCCAGCTGATGGTGCAAATGGTGGTAAAGAACTCGCTGATGAAAAAATGAAACCATCTAGAGCCAAACTGATTAAGATGATAGTTAAAAATAAAATGGTCAAAGAAGATTTGTATGACCATGAAAAAGAAGATAAATCGGTACAAACTTATGGTAAAAAACCAAAATTTGATAAAGCTGATAAAAAAGATAGTGAAGGTGAGAAAAAACCATCGGCTGCTGCAATAATGACTGGTGGTACAACATTAACTGGTGAAAAACGTGATACCGTTGAAATCGATCCAATGATGCGTAATCGTCCTGGTCAGCCAGATGTCACCAAAAAAGATGACAAGAAAAAAGACGATAAAAAAGAAGAAAAGAAGAAAGATAAATAACAATATAACCAAGGCTAATTAAGGAGAAAAAAATGCCAGCATGGTCAAATACAGATGCGCCAAATGCAAAACCAAAATGGGATGTCGAAAGACAGACAAGAGAAGTAATTCAGTTGCCAGTTTTAACTGGTAATACACCTGGAAACAATATCATTGTTGTTTCATACAATGACGGTGCTCAAAATAACGTAGCTAATATTGGCGTTGTTGCTGGTCAATATGTTTATTTTTGGGCAAATGGAGCAAACACTTATGGTGGTCAAGCAGGTAATGGCGTACCAGGTATGTTCTTCTCTAATACAACCGTTTCTTCAACAAGTGGTAATACAGTTACATTAACTAATAATCTGTTTAATACTGTATCCGCTGGATTTACTGTTGAATTTGATAAAACTATTGCTTATAGTGCATCTAAACCAAATATGGGTGGTAGTGCATATAATGCAAACACAGTTTTGGTAACAGATACTAGAGGAATGACAGCAAATCAAGCTGTTTCTTTAGGTAATCTAAACGCTGGATGGGTTAATATTATCAAAACAACTAATAATGATGGAACAGTTCGTTACCGTCATGAAACTTTAGTTGTATTAGCAAATCCAACAGCATCAAATGTTTATTCTGGTAATACTGGTTGGGGTAGCCCTTTCGTTCCTGGTGTTTAATATTAATTGTTAAGGGTGGGTATGGTTTCATACCCACAATAATATGTTTGAAGAATTGAATGAAGAAAACATTATGATATATGCAATGAAGTGTTATAATACTCCAAATTGTGTAATGTCTGAATTTGAAAGTGATATTAAAAGAACCAAATATCTCAAAAGATTATTTCGTAGATACAAAGTTACCAAATCACTTAAAGAAAGATTAATATTAAATCATATCATTCTATTAAATAATGTTTTTGGGCCAGAACCAACATCAAGAATATTATTTTATAGAATTGATGAAAGAGATTATGATATATTGAAAACTTTTTTGCTTTATTTAAATATATTACCAAAAATAGTATACGGTATTAATAATAAAAATATATTTACTGATGATATACCGGTAGATATGCATATAGCAGACGTATTAAGGAAAATATGAAATCTTTCAAAGAATACATCCAAGAAATGGGTGGAGGCGGTGGCGGAGGAGCAGCAGGAGGCGCTGTTGCTGCTGGACCAACAAATACAACAAGCGGTGGTCAAGTTGCAGGTATGGGACAACCACCAGGTAGTAAGTCTGGTGAACCGGGTGTTGATTTGAGAAAACGCAAGAAAAAAGTTGCCGATCCACGATTACCGATGGGTATTGGCAAACGAAAGGATTTCTAAGTGATTCATAAAGTTGCTACTAGAATTAAAGAAAAGTTTGGTTTATCAGCAGAAGTCACAATAACATCAAACGTAGCATTATTAAAAATAAAAGGTTTAGATAATTATAGTTTAGCAAAATGGATTACAGAAGAATTTGATGATGTTAAAGTTACAGTAAAAGATAGAGAACTTGCAGGTTATAAAATATCCGATTTTGGCTGGATCAAAATAGAAAAGACAAATAAAAAAGAATTGATATTAACATAAAATGTTTATCGGACAATTGTTTAACCTTAATTTCTGGTTCGGTCTACTACCAGCTTGGATTCCATTAGTTATAATGGGAACTGGTATATGTTTGATTATATCAAGTTCATTAATCAAAATATTTTTGCCTATACAATATCGTATAGTTATAATTGCTGTATATTTTTCTGGTATTATTTTAAGCTTGAGTGGTGCGTATATTAAAGGTAGAGTAGACGTTTTGGTTGATTACAAAAAAGAAATAGAAATATTACAAGCCAAACAAGAAGAAATTACACAAAAGATTGTTGAACATTACATTATACAAACCCAAGTGATAAAGGAAACAAATGAAAAAATACTCAATCAAGTCAATACTAAAGATGACCGTATGTGTACTTTGCCTGAATCTTTTGTTAGGTTGCACGACAACGCCGCTCAAGGTACCGTTCCCGACACCTCCACAGGAGTTGATGGTACCGCCTCCGGAATTGCACTCTCTGAGGCCGAAAGAACCATCATTGAAAACTACGGACAATACCAACAAGTTGCCGAACAATTAAAAGCATTACAAGAATGGGTAGCTAAACAAAAGGAATTAAATCCATGAAAAAATTATTGTTGTGTTGTTTATTAGTTTTATCTGGTTGTGCTACAGTAACAGATATTGTTTTCCCATCAAAATATGATGTCAATGAATATATGTTAATTAACAAGTTAAGAACCATATCTCAATTTGGTACTTGTGATAAATTTACTGTAAGTATGTTATATACAACTTCATTAGAATTAAAAAATTATAGTCAACATTTACCAAGAAATGAAGCATCATATAATATGGAACAAGGATTATTTACAATAGTTGAAGAATTATACAAAAAAGAAAATCCAAGTCCTGTATATTGTAAAGCAAAACTAAATATCATAGAAATTACGGCAGATAAAATTCAACAAGTTACCGGGAGTAAACCAAGATGAGTCAATTAGAAGAAATTTCATACTTAGCTGACCAATATACACAACAGTATCAAACTGGTCAATTATCTGCTGAAGATTATAAAGAATTGATTGGTAACTTAAATATTATGGGTCATATTAATGCAGCTGCTGATGACTTAACAGAAAATCAACAAGCATATCAAATTTTAATGGGTGCTGTACAATTAGCGGGAGCAATATACTAAAATGATTACAATAGAAAAATTTCAAGCGATTGTAGGTAATAATCCAAATTCAGAACA